GCCCGTGCGCTGCCGGTTGCTTGAGGGCGATTCGGAGTTTCTGTGGAGAGGGATGACGGACCCCGGCGGCGCACACCCATACTCAACCCGCCGGCATCGACCGGCGCTCACGGGTTGAGGTGGCGAACGGGGGGAGGTAGGGCACGCCCAGGCATCCCCTCAACGCCCGACAACCCAGCAGGCGCCAGCAGCATTGAGTTACCACCCCCGCACGGGGGCGGTTGCCAGCCCGGTAACCCCGCACTACACTCCGCGCCACTGAATCGTCGGTGTCCAAACAGGCACGACTGGCATATGGGGGGCGCATGCGCCCTGGTAGAGGAAGAGCCAGCGCCGACGAGTGTTGCAGGTACTGCGGGCGCCGGTTGAGCCCGTGAAGCAAGCGGGGCGAGCCGAGGCTGCGACCCGTCAACCCAGGAGCCCGCCCCGTGTGACAGCGCCGGCGGGCTTCTGCTTTCTGGCCGTCCCGGGCACAATCACTCCCGGCGGTCGGAGATCGAGAGCGCGCCTCCTGCTTGTCTTGTCCTCACCGGGTCCTTGATGCCACCATCACAGCCCGGTTTCCACCCGGGGCTTCGGCTCCGGGTGTCTGTTTCCACCTCAAGGCCCGCGCGCCGTACACTTTGGCACCATGGCCGCACGCCAAACCCCCAAGCCCACAGCCGACGAGCTCGAGCCCATCAACTGGCCGGCCATCTACCCGCTCTACAAGGCCGGAGTGCCTTCTCTCCGGGTGATCGCCGCCAAGTTCGGCACCAGCCACGTCACTATCTCCAAGCACGCCAAGACCCACGGCTGGGGTGAGCGCGACCAGAAGCCCGCCGTCCTCGAACGCGCCGAGCAGCTGGTTACCAGCGCCACCGCTTCCAGCCCGGTTACCGCGAAAGCCCGGATTCCCGAGAACACGCTCACGGAAGAGCAGACCATCGAGGTGACCGCCCAGGTGATTGCCACCGTGCGGCTGGAGCACCGGCGCGACGTGCGCATGCTCCGGGAGCGCTGCCTGCGCATGGTCGAGCAGCTGGCCGCGGCCGACGAAGAGCCGGAGCTCTTCGCCAAGGTACGCGAGGCGCTGCTGGCCACGGGCGAGCTCACCGGCGAGCAGCGCGGGGACATGGCCGACATGGTGACGCTGGTGGCCAGCCTGCCGGCGCGGGCCAAGGTGCTGAAGGACCTGGCCGACGTCTACTTCAAGCTGGTCGGCATGGAGCGCGAGGCCTACGGGCTGAACACCGACAACGGCGCCGATGGCCGGCCCATGGTGATCATCAAGGACTTCACGGGCCGCGGCGACCATGACTCGCTGCGCAACACAGGAGCTGCCGCATGACCGAAGAACAGTTGCAGGCCGGGGTTTGCCTGCTCCACCGCATCCGCGCCCTCGAAGGGCACTTGGCCGACTGGCAGGAGAACCGCGCCAAGCCGGAGACGTTCACCACGCAGCCGCCCAACATCGAGCCCGCCGCCATGGGCCGGCCGTTGGCGAACTCGGCGCGCAGCCCGGTCGGCGTCACTCCCGGCGCGCCTGGAACAAGGCCCACGCGATCATCGTGGCCGACCTCCTCGAAGACCAGCTGACGCGCATGCGCAGCGAATACCGGAGCCTGTGATGAACCACAACACCACCCCGCGCCGCGCTGGCGCATCGTTCAACGCCGAGCGCTGGGCCATGGCCGGCATGCTGGTGCCGATCATCCTGGCCACCGCATCGCTGATCGTGGCGCTGGCCTGCGCCGTGCTGCTGATGCTGTGGGCGCCGCCCGCCCAGGCCCAGACCCCCGCGCCCGCGCCCGTCGAGTGGGACTGCGGCCTCAAGAGTACGCGGGCCGACAACGCCGGCACCGTCCTGTGGGCCTACTGCTTCGGCTTCCAGTACGACCAGGTGCTGGTGCGCAAGCGGGTGATCATGCCCAGCGCCATCACCGCCGAGGCCAAGGCCGACGCCAAGCAGTGGGTGCTTACCGGAACCCCGGACCTGTGGGCGCGCGCAACCTCGGAGCAGGTGTGGAACAGCCCGGAGGCCCAGGGCGCCCGAGTCGCGCTCGAAGCGGCGCTGCAAGCCGAGCGCGCCGCCGGGACCATCCCGAAGCCTCGCCTGTGGCGCGTTGCCCCCAACCCTTCGAGCACCACGACGCCTCCGACCCGCCCGATGTGGGATCCGGCCGGAGCCAAGCAGGTGACCGAGCGCGCCTATGTGGGGGAGCTCTGCAACTGCAAGGCGCCAGTGCTGAAGGGCACCCAGGTGCTGTGCCCGTTGCGCCAGCTGGGCGACCTGCCGCCGACGGCCAACATCACCGCCTGCGCACGCGAGGCCAAGTGATGGCCGAGCCGAAGCCGAAGGTGAAGGTGGCCGGCATCGCGCTCGATGCCTGGAAGCTGCCCATCTTCGAGAAGCACCTGAAGAAGGCCGGCTACACCTGGGAGAACAAGGGAGAGCTCACCGCCGGCACGCTGATCCTGCGCGTCAAGACGACGAACCTGCTGGCGGTGCAGCACCTCTGCGAGAAGGCCACGCGCGAGTGCGATTCGCTCAAGGTGCGTCGCGGCGAAGGCCTGCACTGATGTTCGGTCAGCAGTCCCAGGTGCAGTACGGCTACAAGCCGCAGGGCCCTGTGGCCGATGCCTACCTGCGCGACCGCGCGCAGCGCTCGTTCATCATGGGCCCGCTGGGGTCGGGCAAGACCAACGCCTCGTGCTGGAAGGCCTTCAGGGTCATGTGCGACCAGCGGCCCGACTCGCAGGGCGTGCGCCGCACCAGGCTGTGCGCCATCCGCAACACCTACTCCGACCTGCTCTCCACCACCGCCAAGGACTGGCTGGAGATGTTCGAGCCGCTGGGCCGCTTCGTGCATGGCGGCCGGGAGCCACCCGAGCACCGGCTGGACTTCTTCCTGCCGCCCGAGCGCCCAGGCGACAAGCCGACTCGCGTCATCGCCGAGATGATCTTTCTCGCGCTGGACCGGGAAGAGCACGTCAAGAAGCTGCGCGGCCTTCAGCTGACCGCCGGCATGCTGTCCGAGGCCAAGGAACTGCCGTTCGCGGTGGTGCAGATGCTGGACCTGCGCGTGGGCCGCTTCCCACAGGGCGAGGTGGAGCCTACCTGGTACGGCATCTTCGGCGACACCAACGCGCCGGACACCGACCACTGGTACTACGTGATGGCCGAAGAGAAGCGGCCGAAGGGGTGGAACTTCTACAGGCAGCCGGGCGGCCTGATCCGGGACACCAAGGACAGCCCGTGGCGCACCAACCCCGAAGCGGAGAACCTGCGCAACCTGCCGCTGGGCTACTACCTCAAGGGTGCCGAGGGCAAGGACGAGGACTGGATCCTGGTCAACCTGGCCAACGAGTACGGCTTCGTGAAGGACGGCAAGCCGGTCTACCCGGACTACCGCGACTCGGCCATGTGCCGCGAGTTCAACCTGGTCAAGGAGCTCGGCCTGTACGTCGGCATGGACTTCGGCCTGACGCCGGCCGCTGTGGTCGGACAGCGCACCATCTCCGGCCAGTGGCGCATCCACCGCGAGCTCGTGACAGAGGACACCGGCATCCTGCGCTTCGGCGACCAGTTCAAGCTGTTCATGGCCGAGCACTACCCCGAGTGGCCCGTCATCGGCATCTACGGTGACCCGGCCGGCGACCAGCGGCAGGCCGGCGACGTGGAAGAGCGCACCGCCTTCCAGCTGCTGGCCTCGAAGGGCATCAAGGCCGAGGCCGCGCCCGGCGACAACGACTTCGTGCTGCGCACCGAGGCCTTCGCCGCCCCGATGAAGCGCTACATCGACGGCGAGCCCGGTCTGTTGATCCACCCGCAATGCAAGACCACCCGCAAGGGGCTTCAGGGCGGGTACGCTTACAAGCGGATCCGGGTGACCGGCTCCGACCGCTACCGCGACCTGCCCGACAAGAACCGCTTCAGCCACCCGTGTGAAGCGGGCCAGTACATGATGCTGGGCGCCGGGGAGGGCACGCGGGTGCTGGCGGTCCACGCCAACGACCGATCGCAGGACATCGCGGCTTTCCGCAGGAAGATGGGCTACACCTCATGAGCACGTTCTACGAGTCGAAGAGTCTTGTCCCGATCGAGGATGACCACAACGACGCGCCCCAGGGCAATCGGGACAGCGCCGGCAAGGACGCCATCCCGTTGCGGCGCCTCGAGCGCATCATCGCGGACTGCGCCGACCAGCCCAACTGGCGCCCGCGCGCCGACCTGGCCATGGCCTTCGTGGACGGTAAGCAGTTCACCCCCGAGCAGGAAGCGATGCTGGCGGCCGAGGGCCTGATCGACCTGCGCCCGACCAACCTCGTGGGCCGCACCATCCGGGCCGTGTGCGGCCAAGAGGCCAAGGCGCGCACCGACATCAAGGTTGAGTCCGACGACGACGCCACCGCCGACGTGTGCGACGTGCTTAACCAGGACATGAAGGAAGCCCAGCGCGAGACGTGCGCCGACATGGCCATCTCGCAGGCCTACTTCGGGCAGGTGTCCGCCGGCATCGGCGTGGTCGAGGTGGGCGAATCCGAGGACCCGCTGGACTACCCCGACTACGTGCGCGAGACGCACCGCTCGGAGTTCTGGTGGGACTGGAAGGCGACCGACATCCTCAACCGCGATGCCCGGTGGTGCGTGCGCAAGCGATGGGCCGACCTGGACGAGCTCATCGCCGCCATGCCCAAGCACCGCCGCGTGCTGAAGAACGTCTCGAACGACTGGGCCGGTTTCATCTTCGATGACACGACCGACGAGTCGATGATCGTGGCCTGGGGCAACCAGGAGCGCTGGAACCGCTACCAGCGCCGCACCGAGTGGTTCGACTCGGCCCGCAAGCGGGTCAAGCTGTACGAGGTCTGGTACAAGGTGCCCGCCATGGGCATCGTGCTGCACCTGAGCCCGACCCGCCGCATCCTGTTCGATGAACGCAGCCCGGCGCACATCAACGCGGTGGCCAGCGGCAAGGTGAAGGTCACCCGCCAGATCACCAGGCAGGTGCGCATGTCGCTGTACGCCGGCCCCCACCGCCTCCAGGACATCGGCACCACCCGCCGGCACTTCCCCTACGTGCCCTTCTTCGCGTACCGCGACGACGAGGACCTGAGCCCGTACGGCCTGGTCGAGGGCATGATCAGCCCGCAGATGGAGTACAACGCCCGCCGCGCCCGCATCAACTGGATGCTGCGCGCCCGGCAGATCCAGATGGACTCCGACGCGCTGGACACCCAGGTGAACAGCCTGGAGGACGTGGCCGACGCGGTGATGCGCCCGGACCTGACCATCGTCACCAACCCCAACCGGGTCAACAAGAACCAGCCGGCCATCAAGATTGGCACCGACGTGCAGCTGCAGCGCGAGCAGCTCGAGGTGATGCAGGACGCCAAGCAGCTGATGCAGGACATCCCCGGCGTCTACGGCGCCCAGCTGGGCCAGCAGGCCAGCGGCGTGACGTCCGGCATCGCCAATTCGCTGCTGATCGAGCAGGGCAACATCTCCATGGGCGACCTGAACGACAACTACCGGCACGCCCGCCGCATGGTGTTCGAGCTCCTGCTGGAGAACTGTGTGCGCCGGCGCATCGAGGCCGACATGCAGGCCATCGTGGGCCGCGGATCGAGCGCGCGCGTGGTGGTGCTCAACCACTTCAACCCGGAAGCAGGCGTCATCGAGAACAACGTGGTCGACGCGCCGATCCGCGTGGGCCTGGGCGAGGTGCCGAGCACCCCGGCCTTCCGCCTCCAGCAGCAGCAGACCACCGAGCGGATCATCACCGCGCTGGCCCAGATCAACCCGCAGGCCGCGGCGATCATGGTCCCCTCGTACATCGAGCACACCGACATGGCCGACC